GAGCGGTACTGACAGCAGTGTTAGCGTACACTAACTGCGAGTCAACGCGATTGACATCAAACACAGCGGAATGGTCAGTTGAACTGACCCCCTCCACCTTGCTAACTGCGCCAGTTTCGTTGATTATCTCAATATCAAACGACGCCGTAGCGGACCACCACTCAATTACCCCATCACTAAGCGCGTCAAAAGCCGTACTTGTAATCGGATTAGTTAGTGCCGTGCCGTCCGAATCCGAATAGACAGTCGCAATCGCTCCGTCTGCTGTCAGGATGCTAACCTTTAACCCAGATGTTATTGCAACACCCAGCAGGTCTTTAACCTGAACCCAGAATTTATTTAAGCCTTTACCCATTGTTATATACCTCTAATTATAAAGTTTTGTTTTGATTGAAATTAGTCGCCCACGTAGGCAGTGTCCATATTGATAACGCCGTAGTCCTCACTATTAAACTCTGGCTTTTCGACAGAGTTGATCAGCCCTATCGAAATACCCGCGATGTTGTTGTAATCCCTTTTTTCTTCAACCCAACTCATGCTCTTACATTTAGCAAGAACAACAGCCTGGGCACCAAGGAATAACGCACGGGCAACATAGACACCGTTAGCGGCGGCATCGGCCAGCTCGAAATAGGTTGTAGGAACAAGTGACGCTGTACCAGTAGCATCGCCAAGACGGGTCTCGATCTTTTCGCATTCATGGATAATCACACCGTCCCAGACTAACGACGCGCCGCTAAATAATGGGTTCTTCTCACCACGCCACCATGCATCTTTCAAAGCGTCTTGAACGTCAGTATGGTTTCTTAACGCCTTGAACTGGTAAGGATGTACCAGCATCACATAGTAGGGCTGGCCTTTATACATGATTGGGCGCATCTTTCCGTAGCCGGAACCCGGAATCATCGCTTTGCGCTTGCAAACTTCGATAGCGTCAGGGCACATCAAGTTATTAGCGTCCAGGCTGGTTGTTAGATTGCTGGCTAATGTTTCAAACCCTGTGCCGTCAGCTTTGCCGCCGCCAGCCCATTTCCGGTTAGAACTCGGCGCGTTTGCGGAAAGTGTCCCGTCAGCGTTAGCCAGGCCACTAGCAGCAAGCAATATTTTAGTATCCAAATACTGCGCCTGCCAGTTACCGAGAACATCCTTAGCGTCTTCTCTGATGTTTTTGAATGTTCGCTGCTTAGCCATACCCCGGACTTCGACAGCGTTCCTTACCTGATGTAAGGTTGTGTCGAAGTCATAATAAGTCAAAGGCTGCTCATTACCCTCTAGCTCGGCGTCATCAACAACTCCACTGCCAGTTATAGGAGCGAGAATGTTAAAGTTGACCGTATCACCAGATTTACTGGTAAAGGTATCGTCAATTGTGACAACTGACTGCGTGCCCTTGGCGACCTCTATTCCGCCCATTTTCTTACCGGTGCGAGAATCGACAGATTTAATCGTCTTGCCGGAGAACTTATTGAAAAACATATTCTCCTGTGCCCATATCCACGATTTCTTTGCGTAAGCCTCCTGCTGTACCGCAGTGTTATTACTCGAATCAAATGGTGTAGTTGCCATTAGTTACATCTCCTGTTCATTTTACACCCAACGCATCAAGCTGCTGTAACAGTGTATCTATCTGCTCTTCTGTTTGTGCAGAATCCAAAGCGTGCGATATTCTCGCAGCTATCAAATCCTGCTTTTCAGCAATGCTCGGCGCGGGCTTATTGTTAATATCTGGTTTCTTTGGTGGCGGTGCAGCAGGAGCCAAAGCCTCTGCCTTCTTGCCACTACTCAATTCTTTAGCAATGCGATAAGCGACCTTTGCGGCCTTGACAGTAGAACCGGCCATGAGTACTTCGCGGGTTTTCTGAGGGTCAGCCTTTATAGCCGCACCAATCGCTGGGGTAATCACTTCGTTCCAGTCGTCATAAAAATCGTTGCCAACATTGTCAGTTTCACGCAAGTAACGATCAACGCGCTCTTCCTGTTCTTGTCGTTGCTTGCTGACCTGCCTGGTCGCCTTTTCTGTTTGGTAAACTTCATAGTCACGAAGCTGGCCTGCTGTTGGATTCTCCCAATCTTCCAAGCCATCCAGCGGGTTGACTAACTCCGGCTCAGGCTCAACCTGCCGGTCTAATACCGATACTTGGCCCTCTACCTTCGCAAGCCGTTCTTTCAACACAGAGGCTTCGTCCTTGTTGCCGTTAGCCGCTTCCTGATACTTCTTCATCCGGGCGTATAGCGCCGTCTCTCTGGGCGTAAAGTCAGACTCAGGCTTCCCGTCGTCGTCAGCGATAGTCGTTTCAGGTTCTTCTGCTACCGGTTCAGCATCAGGCTTTACTTCCGGTTCAGCCGCCGGCGTTTCGTCCGGCTCTGGCTGTTCTTCAGGTGCTTCGGGTTGCTCTTCCGGCTCTGGCTCAGGTTCGCCAGGATCGAAACCTAGACTTTCCTTGATGACTTCATCTACCTGCTCAGTCGTTACTTCACTTGTCGCATTGTCTAATTCACTCATTATTAAAACTCCGTAACTGGTCAATCCCGCCAGTAAGAGGGTTAGCGATTAACTGTCGCCATCAGGTTCGATTGCTTCATGCCTCAACCGAAAAGGCTAATAAAAAAAGCCCTGCTCAATCTGTCGCTCGACAAACTAAACAGGGCTTCTGAATTTCAGGTGGTCCCAAAGTGTTATTTAATTTTTATAGTTTTTTTTATCTCTACCTTACTTGATACGTTCCCTTCGTGGCAGTTGATCGTAATGCTACCGGTAAACTTATCTGGTATATCATTTGTGCCTTTTAACTCCGCTACCACTGTCGATATGGGCGTAACACGCGGGAAGTGAATAACATTTCCATTGTCATCATACATTACGCCAGTTTCCCTTGTTCTTTCAATGCCTGGATAAGCTTATCATCACTCACTATCTCGTCACCAAGTTTTCTCATTTCTGATTCCATTTTCCTTTTTACTACCACAGAGCTACACATAAGGACGTAATACTCTTTGCCTCTGATGTTGACTACCATTACGCCACCGCCCCGCCAGCCGCCTGCTGCATCATCATCTTTTTTTGCATCTCTTGCATCTGTTGGCGTCGCGTCTCGATACGCTCGATAAACTTCTCCTTATTGCTAAGGTCAGAGGCGTCGAGAATATCAACCAAGTCTATCTCGGCTGCCTTTTCCGGTGACAGGCTATTAAGCAACTGTGTCAACTCGGAATAGTTATCACGTCTCGCGGTAGGCTGGGTCTGAGACCTTCCAACCTTCAAGCCGTATCTGCCAAGCTCAATCGACCGCAGCTCGTCCATGTCCACGTTCAGGTCATATTCTTCGATTAAGTTAAATATTTCCTCTTCTGAGTAGATGTAGTTGCCGCTCTTATCAGGACGCCTTATCCGTTCAACTAAGTGATTATAAAACGATAACTGGGTGAAGTTAAACATATCAAATACAGGCTCTTTAACTACCAATCCCTGCTCACGGCGAATCTTCAAAGCCGTACCCGACTCCTTAGCTCCTTCCGTCGAACCATAAGTAGCATCATTCAGCTTGGTTATGTCCTCAAAATCATCACTGCTCAATGTAGCTAGTTTCAAGTGTCCTTCTGATATTGGCTTTGGGTATCGACTTTGCGGCGGGTTAAATCCTTTTTCGTAGATACCCACAAACCCCGCCCTGGTACCGTTTTCCTCGTAGTTTTTTTCTTGTTCAGGAGTCAGTGACCCTCTCTCAATATCTACGCCACTATTGGCAGAGCTATTCAGATGGTGTAATAACTGGCTTCGTCGCTTATTAAATTCACGCTGGGTATCCTTCAGGTTGTCCAACTCACCCATCGGCTTACCGTCAATCCAATATGGAGCGAACCGGAAGTATGGGTATTCCTGCACATCACCAAGCGGCTTCTTCTCGTATTCTAACTCTACGTCACCGATATAATCGCAACGATGCAATTCGGGCTTAATCCGTACAAGTAACATCATAGCAGGTAACATATCAGCCATCTTCTTAGCTTGTGCGATCTGTTCGCCCAACTCATGCACCTGCTTAGTCTCTTTATTGAATAGATAGGCCTTTGCCTTAAACTTCTTGTAAAAACATATACGCAACAGATACCGCTTGAGATTACCGTCTATCGACTCCACATCGGGTAGCCATAAGCCCTCCGGCGCCGTCTCGTAATCATCGTTGTTATAATCATACATAGACGACCGACTGAAAACGTGCGGATACTCAATATCCGTCGAACTGTCGATATGTTCCAATTCTTCTTTTTTGTCTGGGTACAGTAGCTTTAACTGTTCACGCTCGACCAGGTGAATCCTGAACAAGAACCGGCAAAATGCGTGCGGGTCGTTACTGTTAATATCATAGCCGCGATACAACGGATCTTCCAGCACGTTGAAAACTGATACATGCTGTGGCTGAACATCGCCACCCACCACATCATGGTCATACAGCGTGTCTATTGTTGACCATGACTTACCGCCAATTGCACCCATCATAAACTGCTCAGACAATACAAGGTCACCAGGCGGACAAGATACATCCATTGCGTGACGGCCCATTTGTGTCAAGACAGACGCACCCTTAGCTGTACCGCCTCGACGCGGGAACACATCCAGCGAGTCCCTGAACTTACGCTGATAGCCACTTAACAGGTCGATAGTAGGCTTGCACTTATTGATTGACAGATGAGGCTTACCGTCCTCGTCAAGCTCTGCCAGTGTTTCCGAGTCCCACTGACCGTCACCACCACAATAGAAGCGGAAGTTTTCAGCGATATTCTTAGTCTCAGTCGCCAGGCCAGTTGTAGCCTGTCGCCAAAACTCATCAATCATTGTCTCGCGTTTTTTCTGCGAATCAGCCATATTATTACCTATGGTTAGCCGGAACTGTTACCGTCACTTGCTCACCGTTGACATTCAAAACAACCTGCTTGGTCACAAACTTAATCTCCGCATCGTCTGGAATCTCAACACCGGCGTCAGGGTCTATCCTGTTCGTAGCATTCTCTACGCCAAGCATACGCCGCTGCAAATCCTTGACAAGCTGTGTCTGCTCTGTAATGCCTTTTAATATCTCAGCAAAGGCCGCTGATTGGTCCATAGTATTTACCGCACCTGGTACCACCTCATCACTCACCGGCTCAGGGTCGTCGGGTGCCATAGTTGCTTTCCCATCCTTGAGCTTGTAATACTTCTCAAGCTGGATAGATGTTGCCCCCGCTCGCGGCTGGCCGTCCTTCTTGAATAGCTTGTCGTGTAGTTTCTGTAATTCTGTTGGCATGATTTATCCTTTCGTTTGAACTATGCGGCCCACGTTGACCGCTTCTTTTTCGGTTTCCTGCTCGTAGCGTTTGGGTTGTCCTTTGACTGCCTGCGTAGTTGGGGGTAGATGTATTGACCCAATACGAAAGCGTCCGCCCTGTCCGGACTACGGCTTATCCGTTTTTTAATACTATCCTTTGCCTCGATAAGTATCTTAGACCCCCTAAAGTCATACGTCGGAGTGCATAGCTGGCTTATCAATGTCTGTCTATCACCATCCGGCATCCAGTCAATATCAAGCGATATTTCGCCAGCCGCAAACCTATCTGATACATCACAATAAACCTCGGCCCGTTTGTTGAAGTATTTGTCTGAGTCGTCGGCGCCACTGCCAGAAGTAATACCTATCACCTGATACTTACCAGCTGATATTTTACGCTGATGATCCACAATAGGTCCGCCAAGTCCATCTTCCTCAATCACTACATGCGTAGCCTTGTGCTCCAACGCTAAGACATGTAGCAGGTTTTGAAGCCTGTCACTCGTTAGCTTACCGTAAATCTTTTGGGCGATTGGAGTTGTGTTGTGCCAGATATATATTACCGTCTCGTCGTCACCCATTCTTGCGGGGTCACAACTGATAAACGTAATCACAGGCGAATAGAACCGAAACAGCATAGCAGCCCGTATATTCTTCTCGCTGATTAGCTGGTCGGCACCCTCCACCGAGTCCCACGAGCCATGCAAATACGCCTCTAATAGCTCAGGCCGGTGCTTGAAAGCGTCAGCCAGCCGCTCAACATAGCCAGCCGCTAGGTGGGGATTATCAGACGGTAAAGCTTGAATGAATTGCCGGGCGGGGTGTTTTTGCAGGATAAACTCATCCTTAAGCCAGCATTGCCGTGGATTGGCTGATAACAATCCCTTATACTCTAGCCTTGTATTGTTGATTTTCAGCCTTAGAGTACCTCTTAACAACGACATATCGTCAAGCGTCAACTCCTCAGCTTGATCGACAAAGTAATAAGCAAATTCGCCTGAGTTAAATTTATTAACAGTCTCAGACCGATCGAAACCGCCATAACATAATTTGACCGTGTCTTTGATTATGATTTCCTTATCTTGCGATCGAATCGTATAATTATTTGGCGGTATCATTTTTTTCCAAGTTTCAAGCGTTGTGTTAGTGAAGTCTACTGATTGCTTGCGGCCCATAAAGGCGAGCGGTATCGGGTACTTTGTCGGCTGCAACTTAAACCTCTGGATAATCTGGATAGCCTCATTATAGCACCAAACGCAACCAAAAACGCTTTTACCGCCTCCCTTAGCCCCGCCATATAGCACCTCGGCTGTTTGCGGCGACTTTTTACTTGCCTGCTCTTTCGCGAGCCGATCGATTGCGTCCATTGCCTGGGTCTGTCTCTGGTGCAGGTCAATCCTTATTTTTTGCTGGTTTTCCGTCATAATGCTTTACTATCTCTACCATTACCGCGCCACCGTCAGGCCCGGCCACCTTATCCGTAAAGTCCGCCTCAGACCGGCCAAGTAGCTCAGAACCTTTATTGCGATCAGAAGGCGTGAAATCCTCAATCTCTCCCCTCATGCCAGCCGTCCAATACCGTTGACGCTCTTGCCTGTCGGCTATATCCTTGGGTCTAATCTCTGTGTTCTGGCGATTCTTTAATAGAACCTTAAAGTTGCTTTTTGTTGCTAACCGTCTACAATACTGATAAGTGAGCTTGCATTTCTTGGCTGTACTCTTTATATCGCCGTCATAGCAATCAACGAATCGCTGTTGCTTGACTGTAAGTGGCCGTGGTTTAACTGGTTGTGTCTTATTCTTTGCCATATTACTCTGCAAAATAACTGTGAGGCCCGTATAATGTATATGTTTTATTTATTGCCTGGGTGTTAACATCTTAACACTTGATATTTCAGCATATCCGTCCGCTGTAGCACCAGTATCATCAGTTACAAAGGTCATCTCGATGTAAAGCAAATCGCCCGCTGTAAGCTCATCATCTGTAGCATTACCACTTATAATAAAATCCTCATTTGTAAAAGCCACGACAGCCTTCATATCGACAGCCGCCGTCTCACAAAGGTCGGTTGCGTCAAGACCGGCGTCAACCACACGCTTAACTACTACATCAAGGATAGAAGCTGCGTTTCTGGCTACTGACACCTGTCCTTTAACGCGAACGGTTAAATCACAGAGGGGTTTATAATTCTCAGGTATAGTGTACAAAAACGCCATTGTTTCGCTTACGCTTGCAGTCGAGCCACCATTAGTAGTTGTACCTACAACCGTACTTCCAGCACCAACGGCCAATCCAAGTGATGTTGCATCAGGAGCATCTGGCAAATCAGTTTTCATTGCCGCAACCTGTTTAATGCTGTTTAAGGGGATATTGTCTGGCCGCATCATAACAGATGATGAATAACCATTCGCAATATCAGTTGCATCCATGTCTATGCAATTCTGGAAAACATGAACGCCTGTATTGTCTGTTATGTCGTTACCTGTACTAGTTCCACGAGTATAAAATATATTCTTAAACACACATGGCGAAACTGTATAACCACCAGCTCCAACAAAATAGAGTGGATAATCACTAACACCAGAAATTGTAAAATTATTAAAAGTATTTTTTGAAAATTCAGCACCGTTGGCACGCCCGTAAACGCCAATAGTAGTAGTTCCAGTCTTTCCAGTAATCGTGAAATTATTAAAATTACAACCCCTACAATTCTCAGCATGCAGCCCAGCGATAAATCCATAAGAGCTGCTTATAATATTAAAGTCTGACAAATGACAACCATTGCCACCAACATTTGATACGCCGTATGTACCATGAATATCATATACATAAAAACTATTTAAAGTGACTCCTTGACAATTACGCATCTGCACACCAAGGCCAGTATTATAAGCAGAAAAATGATTGGTAATATAACATTGGGTTACATATCCTATATATAATCCAGCGTCGCCATAACAGTATTCTGTTATGCAATTATTCATCTTGAGGCCCCAGGAACCCTTGAAATACATACCGTATTCCTTGCAATGAATACACATCACATGATCAATATGCACATCCATTATATTGCCAGCAGCGGCAGCCTCATCAAGGCGTAAACCACTACCAGAAGCCATATTATTATAGTTACCCTCAATAGTAAACTCGGCAAGCGTCAACCAGCCTGTACTTTGTGCCCCGGTTACAATACATTGCATAACATTACAATCGGCATTAGCAACAGCGGTAATCATTGTGCTACTTGTACCGGCACCAATGATTGTAATGTTATTTACACTAGTAGCATCAGTCCTATAAAACTCAATCGGTGCGGCCACATAAAATTTACCACTTGATAAAACTACTTTACCACCAGGAG